AGCCGATTGTGGGACCCGCGAAGGGGAGGCCACGGCTAGCACAGTAGGCGCGAGCTGCTGTCTGGGCAGTTGAGATATCAGGCATCTGTGTAACAAGGTAGGCACGGGTGATCAGGTGCCCACGCCGAGGGAGTGTGGCTGTCGCGACCTGGCCAAAAGCTGGGGAGTTATCGAAGTCAACACGGTGCCATTCAGTTGTGAACCGTCCTGCGCGGACAAATGTTTTTTTGAAGGAGGCAGCACTCGGTTGCAGAGAGCAGAGGCGGTCATCCTGCAGACCGGTTGAAATGATTTTTAGCAGCCCTGCTGAGGCCATTCTAGTTGGGAGAGCGAGGCGGTTTATCCCTGGAACATCCGATTTGTAATTCCATTCTGGAAACGGAACCAGTCGAGACCCAGAACAAAGACTTTGACCTCCCACGCACCCGCTGCAGCGGTTACATCAAGTGTAAGACGAATAGCTTGAAGACGCGAGGCATTCACTGTACCTGATGGCTGGTGGTCACCAGGATGAGCTGAGAATGAGTATCCGTAGATATACTTTGTATATGGAACAATTCCTCCTTTGTGCTGAGTAGAAATGTGTTGACGGAACCAGCGTTCGTCCTGGTCTACGATATCAACACCGTTGAACTGGAGTTTAGCTCGATGTAAAAGAGGGGTGAGTGGATTGAAAGTGGCGTCTACCTCGGCGGCTGTTACGGCGCTAAAATTCGTCCACTCACGTGCTGCTGTCGCGTCTTTGCGTCGTACAAACCAGAGAATCTCTTCCACGGGTCCATTTGCCTCAAGGGGGAGTTGAATTTGAATTGTGTCTGCAGAGGAACGTGTTGTGTACTTGAGGGGTTCATCAAAGAAAAAAGTATTCACAGTGCGTGTCATGAGCTCAAATGGGGAGCGGAGAAGGGCGGCACGAAGTCCACCATCTGTGTGTGCGCCATATGTGATGAGCTTAATGCCTTTGAAAGAAGGGGCGGCAACCTGGGTCTGTACTGTTGCGACAGCTTGAATGGGGCCGAGTAAGGATGTGAATTGAAACTGGGTATTGAGAGGAGAGATCGTCTGACATGCGGCTTGCCCTGACAACCGGCGAACACACTCTGCAAATGGACGAAGAGTGATGTGAATTCTGACGGAGCCGTCTGCGCACGATGCAAGAGGGAAGGCTTCAGCCAGGCGAACACGCTGGAAAAAGAAGTTCAGAGGAACGAGAAGAGTTCCTGTCTGGGTGGGAAAGGGCTGCGTCTGCGGCGGAACATAGGTCAAAGGGCGGAGGCCGAGGCCGTCTGTGGCGAGGCCAAACTGTTGGTTAAGGTCAGGAAACAAAGCCGTTGATATAAAGATAAAATCCCCGTCGATGCGCTCAAGAGTCTGCTCATTCACTTCGAACTCGGCCGATTGAATAATAGCGGTGCCGAGGCTGTTCACGTAAGACCAGGGTGTCTGGTCAGGGGCATAGTTGTAAGATCCAGACTGGAGGCGGAGAAGAGTTGCGTCATCAAGCCAGTGGCCAAGATCGATTTGAAGAAGAGCACCGGTCAGTAAATCCCCACAATTCACGGAACCTATATCAAAGGTGAATCGTTGGCCGAAGGCCGTGGGTCCACGGAAAGGGAACTGTTGGACAGTCAGACTGAACGGTCGCACGCGGCGTGTGGGGTCAGGGAGCCACCAGGTTTTGTCAGAAGAGAGTGGTGTGTATTCAGAATCTTGGACATCTCTTGGCGAGAGATCCAGGAGCGTGACGATATCGCCTCTGGGGCGCAGGAATCCTTGTTCTTGACCACTCATCTAATTAGCCGATCAGTTAAGCTGGAAAAGCTCACCGCGGCCTGCGTCCGTCTGGTAGAGCGCCCAGCCTTCCACAATCACACGAAGCTCCGTAGAGAGGGAGTTCGGTCTGGCCAAGTCAATGTAAAAGGTTGGGCGATCGGCTGTTGTAAAGTTTATAGCTCCTTCTGGCTGTTTAGTGTCTAGAGGACGACGAGAAACTGCATCTCCCAGTGTCCAGTTCATTGAAGAGAGTTCAAGGCCTGAGTCCAGATCCTCTTTTGCATGACAGACGACATCACGCCAGATACGGGCAGACTGTGGATCTTCACGTGTGCGACCTGCAATAAGAAGGCTTACGGAGTTGTAATAGGAAGAGCCTTGGGAGTCAATCTTCCATAGGCGATTCGCAAGAAGATCAGCTGAGTTTCGAAAGTAAAAGAGAACACGCCCTGACGGATGGCGGCCATCGAGGCGACGAGAGACAACGGATATTCCACTATTATTAATACCTTGATAATCAAGAGGTCCTTGTGTAAAGACAGATTCATAGAGACGTGTAAAAGGAAGTGTGTGACGCTGGGATTTGAGAAGTTCTTGGACTTGGCGACTTGTATAAATTTGCGTTGTCTCAAGCTGGAGCTGAAGAGGGAGGATTGCTGTGCGGTCGAGGGTCGTGAAGGAGTGGATTTGGGTTTTGCTCGTCCTCTGTTGAAAATCGCCGCGACCCCACGGTGTGGGTTTGGTGCGACTATCGGACGCTTCCACGAGATCTTCGAGGCGGCGGAGCTTCGCTTTGATGCGGTATGTCTGAGAGGTTACGGCACGTTGAGGAAAGCCAGGATCACCAGGTTGACAGCCGATGAAAGGAATGGAGAGGCGGAGTTGAGGCGGAGCAGCATTGCGGGCGATTGAGAGTGGTGTGCCATCGTGCGTTCCTGTGAGATCGTTGCCGATAAAACTATGGGCGTAGGTGCCTTGAAGCTTTGATACTGCCCAAAGAGCATCCCCGCTAAATTCTTGTAAAAGGAGTGTGTCTTGGTAGATCTGGATGGATTCAAACAAAAAGTAGGCGGCGCCATTCGTATAGCCGTAGGAGACGCCGGCAGTGTCGGTAATCACAGAGCGGCTGGAGGTGGCGGCGACGTTGGGAGGCAGCCACGTGGGGAGATTAATGAGAAAAGTGGGGGCTATCATGACATCACCGATGAGCTCGATGTCGAAGTCAACGGCGCGGCCAAACTCGGCGGCAGTGCGGGCAGGGACGCGACGAATTTCAGAGAGCCACGGCGTCTGGGGTTTGTAAGAGGAGTCGAATACATTTGAAGATTCCTCTGTATCTTGGAAAAAATAGGTGTCTTTTTTGCCTCGGGCGACGAGTTCATAGAGAGACCCCTCGGCAGATGCAATGGTTGTGGGCGCGGCCATATTGATGTTGCGTCGGATAAGATACTTAGGCGTCGGCACCATCGGCGCGAAGTAGATACGATGCCTTCTCAGAGGCCTTCTCAGGAAGCACCATAATGCCTGTGCGGCCATAGCGGGGGAAGGGTGCCTCTGTGGTCGTAGCGGCACCTGTGGCGATCCAGGCGTCTAGAGCCTGTTTCGTCATCTTATAGCCGGGCTCAGAGGTCGGAATACCAACTTTCTTGAGCTTTGTCAAGATATCCACTGCCTCGGCAACACGGTCTGATTTGGACTTGGCCTCCATCTTTTGGTTACGTGGGAAGAGAGGTTTAAGACCGACAAGGTCTGTGTTAAAAGATGTGTGGAATCTGGGCGTATATCGGGTGTCGTCACGAGGATATGGGCAAGGAGGCTGCGGCAGCTGCTGGGGCACTTGTTGCTCGTGGTCCTGAGGGAACACAGATTCTCACACTGAATGGCGCAACCTTTGTCTTCACTCGGCTTGCAATCAATGGTCTAAACCCAGCGGGGATGCAGCCGTTTCAGCTTGGCGGTCAGGTATTTATGTGTAATGGCGAGATCTACAATGCGGCGGCTCTAGCTGCGGAGATCGGCTATGTACCCGTGAGTGGGTCAGACTGTGAAGTGCTTGGGGCGCTGTGGACGTCGTGTGCTGGGGATGCGGTGGCGTTTGCGCGGGCTCTGGACGGAGTGTTTGCGCTTGTGTTAAAGGATGGTGATGACTACGTCGTGGCTCGGGATCCGTATGGTGTGCGGCCTCTGTACTGGGCTCAGACTGCCGAAGGAGACTATGTCTTTGGGAGTGAGCGGAAGTCCCTCTCTGGCTTTGCGGATGTCCAGGAGTTTCCGCCTGGGGAGGTGTGGACTTTGAGGAGCAAGAGGAGCGGCAGTCACGATATCGTGCGAGCGGTCTATCACACGGTGCCGTGGATTAAGGGTTTCTCATCGGACTGGCCGGCGGCTGTGCGGGCGAGCCTGGAGGCGGCGGTTCATAAGCGACTGCTGGCGGAGAGACCGGTGGCTGCACTTCTGAGCGGG